CAAAAAGCCAGGATCAACTCCGAATGACAGGCCAAAGCAGGTGGGATCGTCTTTTTCCAAGATGTCCCCTTCCTAGGGGTTCCCTCAGACTCCCTCCCGACACCATCCCCCACGACCGGGGGGGGGACCGAACTTAAAACCTTTTCACCCTCAGAGGCAGATCGGACTAGATCTGCTTCGTTGGATGTTGGTGTGTGGGGGTGATGGTTACCTAAATGAGGTTCCCGCACCGACACAGTACGCGGGTAGGCTAACGCGCCTGTCAACCCCTCCTCGATTAAGAGGGCACAGAAAGCAGACAGGGCTAGGGATCTGGGCTTTTGGGCCTCGATTTGCTGGGCGAATTCCTCAGCAATATGCAGATTGACTCTGCGTGACACGTTGACACCTCCTGGTGTGTCGGGCTGACACATGCAGCATATACGCAGTCATATGGATGCGCAAGAGCTGCTGTGATGCCGTATGCTTTTGCCCGTACGCACTATCCGTACGCATCCAACGCTTGCAACGCGAATGACGATCACTTTCCCCCGCCGTGAAAAGGCCGCCGCCCAGGTTGGCCCTCGCCTTGAGATCTCCCCCTTAGAACTCAAGCAATGGTTGGGCAACGAACACGGGCTTAGCCGGATTCTTCTTGATGCCACTTCTTGGGAGCCTTTTGCCTGGAAAGGCAATGAGCTGTCTGCCCCCCTTCGCGCTCTATATGCAGCAGAAGCTCGCGGACTGCTTGCCAAGCATGGCCCTAAGGCGGTTGCCGTGCCCATCGCTGACATCACAGCAGAGATCAACAACTTCCTTTTGAGCGTTGGCAAATCGCCAGTGTCCGAAGGTTCTGTGTTGAACAACCTGCGCCACGCTTCGCTTTATCTCAATGCCGCCGTCAATGTTGCGATCCTCCCCGACCGCAAAACCATGACCGTGCGGTTGGTCGATGAGCTGGAAACAGTGGAGAGCATTGAACGCTATTTCGACGCCATCAAGAGCAAGCTGCAAAAGCTGGGTTCACAGCTCAAGCACGCAGAAGCCCTTGGCTATGACGTTGGCGGCGTTCTTGCTGCTGCAGAACATTCAACGGGCCTGCGCATTCTTGCGGCTGCCTGATCCTTTGATATTTGCCCATGCCCCTGCCTAGCGGTAGGGGTTTACCCAACGCACCCCATGACAACAGCAATCACCCCAGAGGTAATTGGTTTAGAAACCCACATTCTTGAAGATTCTCCGATGACGGAGCAAGAAGAGAAAGAGCTGGTGATCGTCAAGACGGCGATCAAGACCGCCTACGCCGACAAGCTGGAGCGCGACTTGGCCATTGGCGCCGGGCTGCTGCAGATCTTCCGCCGCAAGCTCTACCGGGGCAAGGAAGGCGGGCGCACTTGGGAGCAGTGGCTGGCTGAAGAATCGACTGAGCTGACCAATGGAGCCGGAGTCATCGGCAAAGACACTGCCGAGCGCCTGCGCGGGTTCTACCGGTTTCGTTGCGAAGTGTTAAGCCCTGCCGCCGGGCGGCGGCACGATTCACTTCCGCTTCCAGCCAGCCCCTACCAGATCCGCCCCTTGATCGGCCAGCTCGACACCCACCCTGATGCAGCGGTAGAGATGTGGAAGGCAGCCGTGGCCGATGCCAAAGGCAAGGTGCCGACCTTCGATCAAGTCAACCGCGCTGCCCTGGCTTACAAGGCCAACGAGGCAAACGAAGCCCGCCGCTTGTCTTCAGCTCAGCAGGCTGCTCAGCAAAAGGCGGTGGCCGCCAGCCGTGTTGCAAGTGTCCCAACTGCGGGAAACACAGCGCCAGCACCGGAACCTATTCGCGACTACAGCCCCCAGCCCACTCCGTCATCCCCAACTATCCCCGCCTGGGAGATGGAAAAAGAAGACAGCGCCCTCGATGCCGGTGCTGAGTGCAAGCGGATCACTCACGCCATCACCGATGCCCACAAGGCAATTGGTCTGCTGCGCGGGATCCTGTACAGCCAGATCAATACCTATGGGCGCGACTACCTTGGATTTCTGCGTCAAGTGGATGCTGGGGTTTACAGCCTCAACAACATCAACAATCAAATCCAGCAAATGGGTGAAGACATTGACTTCATTTCTGAGCTGTTGACTGCTGATGTTGGAGAGGGTGAGCTGGCCCAATCCACCGTCAATGTGGTTTCGTTCCCTACCCGCTGACAAAAGGGGGCCGCATGGCCCCTAGCAACCCAACGCGCCCCGGATGGGGACCAGATCAGTTTGGCATGGATCCCTACGCCAACGTCTTGGCCTTTGCCCTACTGCGTGCCGTCTTCTCCCTTACATACGCCAACCCATCAGTGGTCTTGAGCCAGCAGCGCTGACATAGGGGCAGGTGGTCGCATTTACGGATGGTGGTACCGCAGGTGGAGCAGGTGGGTAGGGATGGGAGCTTGCCGGCCTTGCGGTCGCGGTAACGCTGTGCCCTGATTGCTTCTGCTTTGCTCATAAGAAAAGCCCCCGAAGGGGCTGGATGAATTAGACGGCCAGGCAGCGGTGGCAGTGCTGCTCGCTGATCCAAGCATCGCCTTCGATAGGGCAGCCAGGAGTAGGAAGCTGCTGGACCCATACTTCGCCCTTTTGCGCCTTGCGGTGACCTTCGATCACTTGAGCCAGCATCACGTTGCCAGGGAAAAATCCAGGCATGTGGGGCATGTCAACCCAGACCTTCATGCCGGAGATCAGTTCGATGCCGTTGAGGCTTTCCATGTTCAGAACCGGCGCTGGCCGGGTGTGTGGGGTCGCCCCCTGTGGACCAACTGTAACCCTTAGGTGACGCAAGAGAAGGCCAAGGGGCTGCCAGTTAATACATCGTCACAAATGGGTTACGAGCTACGCCAGCATCTTGCGCACTTGGTAACGCGTAATTCCAAGCCTGTGTGCAATGGCGGCTTGCGAGTGGCCTGAACGGCGAAGGCGTTTGGTGCGTTGCTGCTGGGTTTCAGTGACCCAAAGGGTGATGGCAGTAATGACCACCAGGGGGAGCAGCAACCACCACGCCAGAGCGATGACGGTGTTCATGGGTGAAATGCTTGTGATTGTCAGTGGTGGCCCGTGACCAACGCTGCTGACCCATAAACACTAGCACATGGCACTACCCCTGCGCAAGAGCTTTGGCATTGAGCGCATGTTCCAGAAGGAACGCCGCGTAGTTGGAGGTGGATCGCCCTTGGTAGTCGGCCTGACTGGTCATGGCGTCAAAGACCTGAAAGGGGACTGTGATGGTGACGCGGACTGGGCGACGCTTGGCGATTGCGACGCGCTCTCTGATGGGTTGCATGGTGTTTAGAGGGGTCTACCCCGTAAACATACTCCTATCTAGGCGCATAGAAATCATATGCAGCAATGAAGCATCACATAGCTTCAATACCAGTACCGGGGTGGACATATCCAGCACAATGGGTAGACCCCTGCCAAGGCGCATAGATGGCTGATGTACCCCAGGAATACCAAGCGCATAGGGTCGCCCTGGGAAGAGCCATCGCGTATTGGTTCCGCCTTAACGGGTGGTCGCAGCAAGTCCCCCACGACTGGGGCATAGCAATTGCCGGCGAGGGCAGTCAGTCCACCGGGCCCCACAACTCCCAAATCTCCTTGGCCATGCGCGGGAAGCTTGACGGCAAGCCGGGATTTTTCATTGCCCTTGGCGCCTTTAACGCTGCCGTCGCCACTCAAGACATGACAGGCGTGGTCACGCGCTCGCTCAAGGACCGACTCACGGGGGCCGAACCATTTCTGTTGGAAGACGGCACCCCAGCAAGGGCCAGCGACTTTTTCTCCCTATTCATAGGTGAGCTGCCAATCCCATCGCGCTATGCCGTCAGTGACGAGCCGATGAACGAGCAAACGGTTAGCGCAGCGAACGAACAGCTACGCACCGATTTCAAGGAAGGGGCTAAGGATCGGATGTTGACACCCGCTGAAGCGTGGCCGGTCCTATGGAAGAACATGGCCTTACCCACCAAGGTCAGCTCAAAGCTCAAAGACGTGCTTTCTGGCTGGGGTGACTACACAGCAGAAGATTTGGCGGATGGCCTGGTGATGGCATCGCTAAAGGGCTGGGCAAAAAGGGGCTAGCGCATATCGGGTTTTATGTAAGCCCCTCGCCAGATCAGCTCACCTGATACCCCCCCTTATTGCCATATTGGCCCATATGGGTATACCCTGTGTGAGCCGCTGATTTGCTGCGTCCCTGCTGCACCTTTACTACATGTTCAAAGTCCCGACCCCAGTGGGGTCTGATCTCCACGACCGCGCTATGGCCTGCTTTGAAGATGCAGCAGATTGCATCACCAAGGCGCGTTCTTTTATCCAGTCGATTGCCCAGAGCTATTGCCATTCCAGCTTTAGCCCTGATGAGCTGACCCGCCTACAAGACATGTCCGACAACCTTGCTTTGGCCACCAAGGCCCTACGCCAATGACAATCCCCAACCTCGCTGGTGTCATAACCAAAGCCGACATCGACACCAAGGGCTCCGGTACCTACGCCGCTTCCTACGTCAACTGGGCCAAGGTCGCCCACCTGCTGCACGAACAAGCGCCCGGCTGGGAGTTTCACCTGCAGCCCACCGAAGCTGGATCCTTGATTTGGCAAGCACCTGATGGAACCGCCTATGTCGTTGGGTATTTCTCGGGGCCTGATGACCAGCTAACCGCCGAGTTCCCATTCCCGGCCATGGGGAATCGCAATGAGCCAATTGCCTTCGACAAGGTTTCTGCTCGAACCTTGAGCGACACCCACCGCCGTGCGTTATGCGCTGCTGCTGCATTCACGTTTGGGTTGGGATACGAGCTATGGGCAAAGGAAGAGGTAGAGAACCCTCACCGGGAGGAGAAGGCAGCCCCAGAGCCCATCAAGCAAGCGGTTGTTTGCCCTATGCCTACGCAGGACAAGACAGCTCCTGAGCCCGTAGTCAAAAAGGAGCCTGCAGTGGTCTTTGCCGATCAATCGGACATTGCCGTTATCCAGCAGCGCATCCTCAAGCACTCCAAACGGGCTGATGTGATCGAGGCATTCAAGAAACACAAAAACCTGCTGCCTGCTGCCAAGCGGGTGGCCGATCACATCCAAACCCCTGCTGACGTTGCCTTTCTCACCAAGCTCTGCGACTCCCTAGACGAGTGACACCAGCCATTCCCGTACTAATCGACTGCCTTCGCGATGCCATTGATGAACAACACCGCGCCACAAACAAAGCCTTTTTTACCGAGCGTTTCGTCTCTTATGGGGATGGCCGCGCCATTGAAACAGCCCTGCGATCTTGCCTCGCCATCCTTGCTCCCTTCGATCAAAACGACCCGATACCTACTTGGGACGCCGAAGGGTTGGATTGCGGATCACAGCAAGAAACCGCCTGAACTCACCAGCCACTACACGCAGGATCATGCGTTGGCCTTGAGCTATGCCACGGTGCGAGCCGCCATGGAACGCGCTACGGCAATTAAGGATCTGGAACCCGACATTCAGATCATGAGTCTTGAGTTGACATGTGATCCAGCTACCTACCCGTTTGGGTGGGAGGTCGCGAATGACTGATGCGCAAATGCGTGCAGCGGTTGAACGCCAAGACCTTGAACTATGGAATACCTATCGCATGGAGGTGCTTAAAGCCCTAGAAGATCGCAACGCTTACCCTGACCCGCAATCGTGGAAGAACAGGTGCAAGTTTTCCTTCAAACTTGATCCTCCTGAAACCGCTGCGCTATACGCCTACGCAAAGGCAAATGATTGCTCACTCAACAGGGCAATCAAGCAACTCATCACCACTCACCCCGTACTTACCGATGGCTGACACTGCATTCAAAGCCTCATTTCGCATCAGCGACAACCGGAACCGCAAAACCGAAAAGTCCCCCGAACAGAACATTTCCGTCGATTTCACACCTGAGCAGGCCATTGCCGCCGCAAATTGGTTGATGACCGCTGCTGAGAATGCAGAGCGCAATTCGAGCAAAATAAGGGTGTACAAGGGCCTCAACGATTTTGAGGAAGTCACTGGCTTCACTCTTTGGGGTGGTCTTTGGGGCCAGAAAGGCAGTTTCAGCCCGCTCAAGCATGAAACCGATCTTCCCTTCTGATGACTGATCTCCCTGTCCATGCTGAGCGCCAAGGCAACCAATCACTTACCTGCAATGTCATCGGGTTGCCGGTGTCGCAGGGGTCGTTAGTGGCTCGTGGGTTTGGCCCTGGGCTGAGGTATCAAAATGATGCTTCGCTCAAGCTTTGGCGTCACATGGTCATTTCGGAGGTTCGTGCTGCTCGCCCTGAGGGTTGGAATCAACGCGCTGCAGTTAGTTGCACAATGACCTTTCGTTTCCCACGAAACAAGGGGCATTTCAACCGACATGGTGCGCTCTTGCCCTCAGCGCCTGCTTACAAGTCAACCAAACCTGATCTAGATAAATGCGCCCGCGCTGTTTTTGATTCCATTGAGCAGGCCGGGTTGATCCTGAATGATTCGCAAATCATCTCGGTTAATGCGTCAAAGCGTTGGGCACTGGCGGACGAAGGCCCTGGCGTGCTGTTAACCATTATCTCTACGCAGGAATCTGACCTGGAGGAACCAGATAAGACATGAGCACGTCTGACGCCAACTGGTATTCCAAGCAGATTAAGCGGGTGCCAATGCTTACCGCTGCAGAAGAAATCACCCTTGGTACCACCGTCCAAAATTGGTTAACCGACCCCGAACCATCACCTGCGTTAGCGCGTCGTGGGCGTAGGGCACAAAACCGAATGGTGGAGGCAAACCTGCGCCTAGTGGTGACAGTGGCGGGCAAGTATCAACACAAGGTTCCAGCTAGTGATTTTCTTGATTTGATCCAAGCAGGCAATTTTGGCTTGATTCGAGCGGTTGAGAAGTACGACCCCACGCGGGGCTACAAGTTTTCGACCTATGCCTACTGGTGGATTCGTCAGGGTGTAACCAGGTGGGTTGAACAAAATGCCAGGATCATCCGGCTGCCAGCAAGCGCGACGGGGAAGCTCTACCAATTAGCAGCAGCAAGCAGGCGTCTTGTTCAGGAGTTACACCGGAGTCCAACAAAGGAAGAGCTAGCCCAGGCGTTGGAAGTCACCACAGAAGAGCTGGAGCAGATCATCACACGCGGGCAAGTCTGTCTATCGCTTGACGCCTACGCCAATGGCAATGACAGCCTGTCAACAATTGGTGATTTGATTGCTGACAACAGCGGCTTGGATCTTGACGAGCACTTTGAACAGCTTGAGGAGATTGACAGGATTCAAACCTTGCTTGGTTATTTGGCGGAATTGAACCCACGCCAACGACTGCTGATTGAGGGGACATTTGGGCTGGGGCAACCCGTGCGAACTATTGCCGACATGGCAAACGAGATGGGCATCAACACCGCACAAGCTTCAAAGCTGTTGAGGGAAGCGAAGATGCGCTTGAGATGGTTGACAAGTACACAGCAAGGTATCAACCACTCAAAGCCAACACCGCCCCCATTGCCAACTGCTTATGTAGAACTGAATCAGCTTGAGATTATTGACATCTTGACAGAACTGGCACCTATCCCAGAGCAAAGTACTACAACCGTTTCAAGACGGCGGAAAGATCCTGATCTAGTGCTTCAACCTTCGTTCTGGTAATCGCTCTCAGCCATCATTCCTAGCTCGCATTCCAGTTCAGCAATACGCTTGACGGCACCATTGATGATCAGGGTTCTGCGGGCATCATTTTCAAGCATTTGACAGCAAAGTTTTGCCAACGCCTCTGGCCGTTTGAGCCCTTCTTTATGGATGGCACGTTTCTGAGCTTCTAGGGCCAGCTCCGCCGCCAGACTGAGATCCGGGCACATCCATTTCCCCCAGGCCATGACCGAAGACATCAATATCAATCAGTCTGCTGACACTTGCATTGAATTGACCCAAGGGGCGGATGGCCCGATCTGGGAGGTGTCAGGCAATGGGCTGGTGTCCAGGCATCAACAGCTTTGGCAGGCCATGCTTAGGTATGACTGCTTATGTATTGCCAAGGGAATTGAGCTAGGCAACAATGCACCAACCTGAATTGGGCCCATCAGGCATCCAGCGCGGCTCCCAGGTGGCGTAGGGATAGTGTTGCTTGGCCCCACAGGTGCTGTCATAGACGCCAGTTGCGACGTTCATTGCGCCCCATGGATCGTTGACGATGTAGCCAGTTGCGTCGTAGCCAATGATGCATAGGTAGTGGCCACCACCCGAAGGAGCGCTTGAAGTCCCATGGTGAAGGAATCCAGCCGGGACAGGCTTACCAGCATCAATCTGCTTTTTGATCAGTGCCCGATTCCCAGTAGTCACAAACTGAGCCTTTACCCCATAGTGCTGCAATGCCTTGAGCTGCACTGATGCATCGGTTGTGTCCCCAATGGTGAACACAGTTTTGATGTACTCGTCATCAGAGTGAATCACGCCCGGCTTAAGCGTCATCAAAAGCATCGCGCAGCTAGAGCTGAAACAGGTCCGAGAGGCGTCGCGGTAGTTATCGCGTTGGCTTTGGTAGGGCGTTGGCAGTGGGTTTGGTGCTGCCTGCTTGCCTGCTTGGCTCCAGGTCTTGAACCATGCTTGCTCGCGATCCAAAACCCCTACGGGGATAGCAGCTTCTAGCTCGGTGATCGCAGCGAGTTGGTGGGGTTCGCCCTTGAAGTATTTGAAGAGGTCTAGCAAGCGAACAGGGGTTTTGCTCATTTTTGGGCCTCAAGCTTGGTTAGGCGGTTCTCGATCTGATTGATGCGCGGGTATAGCTCTTGTCTGTCTTGCTTGATTTCTTCTCGCATCAGCGACACTTCAGAGGCAATGTGCTCAACGGCTGCGGTTAGTCGGACAACAGCAATGGCCTCCGAGCGGTCGCGCTTCAAAAAACCGCCAATCCCGCTGGCAGCGATGCCAATCGTGGCGCCAACAGCAGCAGCAATCAGCTCGATCACTTCAGGCTTTGCGCGAGGGGGACGCGATGGCCCGAACCACGGCGATCAGGAGCTGGCCCCAACCATTGGCCTTGATGCCTTTGATAAAGGGGAGCGATTCAGAAACGCCTAGCAATACCACCAGCACGCCGCAAATTGCACTGAGCTGATCAGGAGACATTACCAAGGAGGAAACTCTAAATACAGGCTACCCAGGCCATCAGTAGATTTTTTCTAGACGTGTTTCAACGCCATGGATCTGGGCAAGATATTTGGCGCTGAATTAGAGCAGGCAGCATCCCCATTGACAGGAAGAGTCGATGAGGTCATCACGCGCATCAAACGGATCGAGATCCTGCTGGTCAGCATTGATGATCGCCTAAAACAACTCCAGCCGTTGGTGGACCTACTGAAGAAATTCAAGCTGATCTAACGCCCTTGACCGCGTAGTTTTTTGCGCCCGTGGTTAGGCCGTGAGCGTTTGCCCTGGCCTTGATTGGTCAATTTTGGGATGGGCTCCTTGCGTTGAAGTGACGCGGTGCCCGTCTTTGCTTTAACCGCCAAGGCTAGAAATCAGTTGTCCCAGTCTATTTAATACCCAGCAGCTCTTTAAGCTCGTTCACCGTCAACCCAGACGCTGCCAACTTCTCAGCAGGCGTTAGTTCAACCGGGGGCTCGGGCGGAACGGATTCGGGGACGGGCTCTGGTTCTGGGGTGGGTGGCAATACCTCAACGCTCCATTCACCGTCCCTGAACACCGCAATCTCTGGCTCGGTTACTGCAGGAGGTGCAACAGTTGTGGCGTGGGCGGGGATAAGGAAAACACCTGGCTCTAGTGGTGACTCGTCGGCAATACCTTCTGAGTAGAAGATGCCAGTATCAGCGATGTAGTGGTAGATGTTCATGATCAGAATTTGATACAGGCCAGAAGGGCAATGTTGCGTGGGCGGGTTTCGGTGCCGCCAGTGCCGCCAGTATTTCCAGTGTATGTGCCAGTATTTGCCTGACCTCCACCGCCACCTTTATCTATATTATTACTATTGCTGGCAATATAGGTGTGAGTGTGACTCTTTAAGTCATCCGCCTGAGCACTACCGAAAGTTCGACTGGTATCCACGCCGCGGCTGTCATCCCAACCCCGGACAAATTCGCCCCGTAAATCTGGAACGTTAAACGATGCTCCACTTCCGCCAAAGGTATATCCAATTGCTGCAAATAATGCTGCATAAGTTGTTGTAGACAATAAAGCGCCGTTGGCTTTAAGGTAGCCAGTAGGTGCTGAAGACATTGCAAAATATTGAACTGCCCCAGCCGGAACACTCCCGCCATTAGCAAGCACAAAGGCTGTTGTGGCCAGTTGTGTTGTATTTGTTCCTGCGCTGGCCGTTGGTGCTGCAGGTGTGCCAGTAAATGTTGGGCTAGCTAGTGGGGCAAATCCTGAAATGCTTGCACCTGCTGGGATTGTGACCGTGCCAGTAAATGTTGGGCTAGCTAATGTTGCAAGGCCAAGGTTGGTGCTGCCTAGCGTACCAATTGCTACCCATGCCGAGTTAGCAGCATTGCGTTGCTTCAGCAGGCCAGTAGTTGAATCCGCCCACCACATGTAGGCGTATGTCGTTGCTGGGGCTGTAGCACTGCTGTTGTTGCTAACAATGGCCGCCAGCGCATTATTTAGATCGCTACGTACAGCACTCCCGGTGCCGTTCGAGATCACATAGCCATGAACTGGGGGCACTGATCAACCCAATCATTTCCTTATAAGTCTACAAAGACCTTCCGTACCCAGTAGCGGTGTAGGTGAAGTTGCGATCCACAGCAGTAGCGCCATTTTTGAAGGTCACAGTGAACGTGGTGCCAGTGACGCTGTTCACAGTGAAGTAGTCACCGCTTGCCATGTTCTGAGCTGTGATGCCAACGCTTGGTGAGATCGTGCCCCCTGCTGTGTAAAACGCCTTGTCAAAGGTCACTACCTTGGCGCCAGCACCACTGGCAATCGTTGTCATGCTCTGCTCTTGGCGTTGCTGGAAGCTGGCCTCATATCCAAGCGCATCAACCAGAATGTTTTGCGACGGGTTGGAAGAGGTGAGTTCTGCCTTGAACTGGAAGGCGCGACCATTGAAGGTGCCATTGACAAACTCCTGCCAATCCGACCACGAAGGGGTGCCGCTTGGGTTGTCGTTGGTGACACGCATCAGAAGCTTGGCATTTACTTGATCAATCACACCGCCATCAAAATCAGTCCAGGCGTCAATCTCCGCCAGTCGTGAGTCGATTAGGTCGCTGGGGTAGAAGCCACGGGTGATGAAGTAGCGCTTGAGGTCAACGGCGTAGGCAGTGCCCAGGTCCAAAGTGTTGGCGAAAGTGTAGGTGCCGGTGCCAAGCACGTTGCCTAGGTAGTCGATGCTGGTAATCAGGTCAAAACTTGTAATGCTGTCAAGATCTGCATCGCACTCTAGGCAAAGGCCATCAAGGTCATCGCTGTAGAAGACATTGGTTTTGCTGCCTTGGAATGGTGGGGCATCTTGATCTTCGCGGCGAACATCAATGGGGTAATAGCCCAGGGCATCAGGGAAATCGACCACAACACTGGTTTCATTGGCTGATTGCCTGCCGCCATCATCCTCGAATTTGACAAAGATCTCGCCTTCTACCAAGGGAATGATGGCCTCGGTTGCCGCACCGGCTTTGGCTGGGATTAGATCAACAGAATCACTCCAGTTGGCTGCGCCATCGGATCTGCTGCTATGGCGAATGTGAACCGTGCCGCCAACTGCAACGTCGAGGTCAACGGTTTGACTCCAGCGCAGCCGAGCACTGTTGGCGTTGATGGGTTCAATGGTCAGGTTCTGGACATCCCCTGGTAATGCTGTCTTGCCTGCAATGGGGAATGATGCTGCGGTGATCTGGCTGGCTTTGCCAAGGTTGTTGATGGATTGAATTTGGACTTGCAGGGTGCCAGTAATCAGGCTGTTGATGCGTGTGGAAAGTGATGTGGTATTGATTGTTTGCCAGTTGTTGTTGTTTAGCCTGTATTGGACACGAAAGCTGCTGACGTTTTTTGGTGCAATCCAACTTAGGTCAAATGCTGTCAGTACACTATTGCCGTCTTGGTAGAGGTGTTCTGTTCCAGTAAGATCGGTAACTGGATCTGGGATGGCTGCAAGATTTGTGATGTCACGGGGAACAACTTTGAGGTCATTTTCAATTGCGTCATAAATGGTTGAGCTGTAGGCCAGTGCGGTGACGCCATAAATGCCAGGCTCAGACTCTGTAACGCTGATGACGCGGAACGTTTGCAATTCAACGTCGGTGGTTTCAATCAGCCAAACGGCTTGCGCATTAGGCGCTTTGCTAAAGGCATTACCAACGGTGACGGTTGTTCCAACGATGCTGTTAATTGGTCTGGTTTCAACCAAGCCGGTGGGCATCATCACGCTGATGGTGGCGTTGTTGGTAACCACTACATCAAGGCCGGTTGTGCTGTCGATCTGGATCGTGCTGGTTGTTGCACTGCTGATGCGGCCACCGCGACGAGATCCTGCCTTCATCGGATCGGCAACACTGATCACCATGCCAGGACGCATGACAATCCCGCTTTCCAAGGTGACTGCAAAGGTGACTGCCTCGGTAAGGTTCTGCTCGCTTAGTAGCGTCCACTTGCCGGCGCGGTGAGCTTGCCCCTGGCTGTAGCAACCCAGAAGCTTGACATCGCGGTTGATGATCCCGTACTTGGCGATTGCCGCAGCGTCCTCAACGTACTCAAACTCCACCTCGCCTAAACCTTCGTAGGTCTGATATCCAATAGTTGCGGTGCTGGCGCGTGCCTTTTGTGATGTGCCTGAATAGTTAAAGATGCCGTCAATTACGTTGGCAGCAGTGATCACATACTGCGGATCAGATGGCCTGTCCTGGTTGACAACTAATGTCCCAGCCCCGTAGTAAGCAATGCCCCGAAATAGTGCCGTGAACTCTTGAATAACGTTGTAGACCTCGTCGCGGCTATTGAGCAGCAGGTTGCAAAGAAAACGTGGTTCGTGGCCGCCTTTTCCATCACTGACTAGACCATTGCAGTATTGACTGATCGAGTAAAAGTCGTAGCGATCTAGGCTGGTGGCCGGGATGGATGCCCCGTATCGTGTGTTTGTCAAAAGGTCGTATAAACACCACGCAGGATCTGCACACCATGTAGCAGCGCCAAACGTTCCATCCCAAACACCGGAATAGGTGACGCGGCCCAGGTAGTTGGTGGTATCAACTGTGGCATTGCTCGGCAACTGAATCTTGATGCCACGCACCAAATACTTGCGAGAGGGAATGCTATTGAACTGGCGGCTATCAAACCGTAGAAATGCCAAGGCGCTATTTGGGCATCTTAGCTTTTCGTCAATAATCTCTGTGTAGCTGTAGAAGTAGGTGCGGTTTTGATTGCGAGCGCTACTCGAATCAGGGGAAGTGCGTACCAAACGAATGTCAACAGGAAAGGCGCCATTCAGTGTCAGCATGTAGTCGCGCTGATAGCTGTTAGTAGTTTTCCCGCTGATGGTATCTGCAACAGCCGTTACAAACCCCCCGCCGTTATATTGCACCTGGATTTGAATGTTGACACTGTTGCCAACAATGTCGCCGTTATCTTGAATAACTTGACATGCTGGCATTTGTACCGTAACCCGAACCCTGTCAACATCTGCGTCGCTAATCGTGCGAGTGACTGATGCAATTGATGTGGCTTCTACATTGACAGCCATCTCAGATTCTGTGCCATTGGTGTTGGGAATATATGCCTGCGCCTGTGTCCCGGTTCTGGTGACGACTGTATAGCCGGTGAAGTTATCAGCGCCAGTGCTGCTTTGGATTGGGGTGCCGTCAAGGTAGATGCCTTTGAGCCCACCTTCGATACCTTCAATTTCGCCTTCGCTGAGGAGATCTAGAACGCTGCCGTATTGAACCGACTGCAGGGAATCATCCGCTTCTGTTGGGGTGTAAGACTGACCACCACCACCGCCGCCTCCTTTCCCGCCGCCACCGCCGCCACCACCGCCAGAACCTTGAATTGATCGATAGGTGCTCATACCAATTGATCCACGTCAAGGCCGCTGCTGATTACAGCCGAACCGATGTAAGCGCGACCATAAACAATTTGCACTGGCATTCCTTGCTGCACCGTGTTGGTAATTCCCGAAAAGGTAAAAGATTCAAATCGTGCTGCATCCTTGCCACGCTCGGCACTTGAATAGCTAGCGGACGGAGAGATTGCCTGTGCGATGCCTCCCAAAATCAATGAAGCACCCATTGCGCTAAATGCTGTGCCCAATGCAGTTGCAAACCCAGCAGCTCCAGCAGTGGCTGCAGTCGCACCAAAAAGGCTTGTAGCACCAAACATGCCTGCCCCCGGCAACAAAAAAGAAATTGCAATAAGGCCAATTCCGATCCCAATTTTTCCAGCAACGCCACCAGCGCCTGCAATTACAGGCGTGATGCTAAAAACCTGGCGCTCACTCCACGGCAGCCCCAATGGGGTTATGTCATCTGCCGCAATCTTTTCCTTGCCAATGCTGACCCGATAGGAAATGCCGTCTTTTTCGCTGTCAAGCAACCACTTATCTAGGCCAGGAAAATTGATGCACAATGCTTTGATTGCCTGCGCTGGGGTGTCCGCTTCAAACTGAAAGCGGCATTGCCCTAAATATTTCCGCAAAGCGCCGTAGACCTTAACGACTTTCATGCCGTAGGACCATGGCAGTGCTCTTTATATAGTAGCCACCCAGTACATCCCTGCTGCTAAGTCGCCCTTGAACGTGGTGCAAAATCTGTTGGTCGCCTATGTAGATGGCGGCATGGTTGGGCAAGTTGGAGCCAAGCTGCATCAGTAGGGCGTCGCCGTATTGCAACTCATCAAAAGGAACTTTATGGAACCCTTCGCGGTGGAAGTTGTCCAGGTATAGGTTTTCGCCACGTTCCCAAAACTTGTCCCGGCGCGGGTAATCGCTCAGATTTAGACCAAACTCTTTTTCGTACCAATTTTGGCAAAGCGTGTAGCAATCGACTACGCCAAACACAAACTCCCGGCCCACATAGGGCAATTCGTATGTCTCGGGCAGTGTCAAGCTGGATCCACCAGTCTTTGGATTGATGATGAACCAGGGCAAACCAGATTTTTGACAGGCCACGCGATCTGCCTGGCTGGGGTTTGGATTGGTGGAGGGGTGGCTGTGAACAATGGCCAGGATCTCGCCTTGATCCTCAACTGCTGCGTAATCCTCGCCACTGAGCACAAAATGTTCGTCTGGCGTATCGGCCAGGTTGGTGCAGGGGAAATACCGCTTGCGCCCTTTCACAATTGCGATAAGCCCACAGCACTCCCGTGGGTCTTGCTGCTGCGCATGGGCCAGGATCTCAGCTTCTAGCGCCTTATTTAGTTTCACTTGGATAACCCTGCCCCTGGGAACGAGCCGAAGGGCAATTCAGCAGTCTCCCCAAACCGCAATTTGCATGATGCAATACGTTTGCCACAGACATCTTGCGCCATTGTGCCTACCACTTGATCCTGTGCATTCCAATAATTGCTGCCCGTGTACCCACACTCACCTCCGCGATAAACCCACTGGCATACGTTGGCAATGATCTGACGCCGGGGAATCATTACCCCAACAAGGTCAAATTTGCTGGCCAGCTCGAACTCGACAACAGCGCGGTTTTCGTTTGACTTCCGGTCCACATACCAGATCTCATCAGGAAATTTGGCGTGCGGGTCTGCACCGGCTTGCCCGTCTAGGTATTTTTTTAACGTGCGGATGCGAACAACCTTTGCGCCGCCGAGGTCATTGCCTGCAGTTACCAGATTGACCGATAGCAGTATTGCGGTGATGTTGCTGCCAATGTTGCTAACAGCCAATTTGGGACGCGGCAAGCTGCCGCTACTGCTGTAGTCAAAGCCGGTGGCCTCAAGTGGCAGGCGCACATAGGACTGGCCATTCCAGACCACATTGCCGGTCACATCAGCATTCACCCCATTGTGAAAGTAGTAAAGATCTGCGCTGCCATGCAATGTTGCGTCAAGGTGTAGTTGGAATAATTCCACAATGGCGTTGGGGGCCAGCACGTTGAGGTCTTCATAAACCGCGCTGATCGCCGTCCAGGTCACCCCACCATCAACCGTTGTGCCTTCGATCAGTGTTGGCCATGCCGGTGCATTTGCACCAGAAGTACCCGCCTTAGTGCATTTGAACACCAGCCCAAAATCCTGCACCATGGTGGCGCGAACGATGGCGCCGATGGCGTAGCTAGTAGAAGCGGCCCAGGCTGCGTAAGCCATCAGGGTTCAAATACCTGTCGGAAAGTGGCCTGGATCGTATTGAAGTTGAAGGCGCTTAGGGTCACCTGCCATTCTGCGCAGACGTATTTACCTGCTGTGCCACGCGGGGGTGTCCAGTCAAAGCTCTCAGCAGCTTGCCGGGCATCGAGAAAACTCAGGATTTGATCGCGTTCTGTATTAGTCCGCTCTTTGAAAACCAGGCTCCATTCCTTTGGATTTTGATTCAAACCAAATACAGCACGCATTTGATATCCATCGCCGTATTGAGCAACGGTTACTTTCGGCGCACTGGCCTCGGTGGCGTCATAGCTTGGGGTCCATGAAAAGGTAGCCATTAGCGTCTAGTGCTACTTAGGAGCCCACCAGGCCGTTGCTGCTTAACCATTTCAGCTTGCACTGCAGCGGAGATAA